TAATGATGGATCTTTCCCACCTTGATAGAGACCGCAAAGAGCAATACCTCAAACTATTGCAAGCCAAAAACATCCGGATCAGGCAAAATAAGATTACCCAGTATTATCCAGATGACGGCGAGCTGAGTCGAAATAACTATCCTAAGCACATGCAATTCTTTGCAGCCGGTTCCACATTTAGTGAACGCTGTATCATGGCTGCAAACCGCATAGGAAAGTCCGAGGGAATTGGTGCGTACGAAACAACTCTACATGCAACCGGGCGCTATCCAGGTTGGTGGACTGGCAAGAGATTTACTAAACCAGTTTCCATCTGGGCATGTGGAACTACCAGCACCACTGCCAGGGATATCGTTCAATATAAACTCATTGGTAATCCTGAAGAGTATGGGACTGGATTGATTCCAGAAAAGTATATTATAAAGACCAGTCCTAAGGCTGGCGGAGTTGCTAATGCCATCGACATGATCTTAGTCAAGCATATCTCTGGTGGCATATCTCGGATTAAGATCAAGTCTTATGCTGAAGGCAGAAAGTCTTTTGAAGGAACTGAGCAAGATTTAATCTGGCTGGATGAAGAATGTCCACTTCCAATCTATACTGAATGTATAACTCGGACCATGACAACTAATGGTCTAATTATGCTTACCTTCACTCCTCTTGAAGGCTTAACTGATACTGTTCTTCAGTTTATGCCAAACGGCAAAATAGAAGACAATCAAGAAGGTAGTAAGTTCTTAATCCAGGCAACCTGGGACGATGCTCCACACCTTACCAAAGAACAGAAAGATAAACTCTGGGCAGCCTTACCTCCGCACCAACGAGACGCCAGGTCGAAGGGCGTACCTCAACTTGGGGCTGGTGCAATTTATCCAATCCTCGAAAGTAATATCACCGTAGAAGATTTTGCTATTCCAGATCATTGGCTTCGCTGCTATGCGTTGGATGTAGGCTGGAAGAAGACTGCAACTGTTTGGGCAGCTACAGATCCGACCAGCAACATAACTTATTTATATTCCGAATATTACCAGGGCCAACAGTTACCACTGATCCATGCGGATGCAATCAAGGCTCGGGGAAATTGGATTCCAGGCGTGGTTGACTCAGCTGCACATGGTCGTTCGCAAGATGACGGAAAGCAACTTTTTGAACAATACTTTGGGTTAGGTCTTGACCTTGAGAATGCGAACAAATCAATCGAGGCTGGCTTGTATGCTGTGTGGCAAATGCTCAGTACTAATCGCCTGAAAGTATTTGGTTCGCTGGTTAATTGGTTTAGCGAGTTTCGTATTTATCGCCGGGATGAGAACGGTCAGATAGTTAAAGACCGCGACCATTTGATGGACTGCACTCGGTACTTGATTATGTCTGGACTCAAACGAGCAATTGCGAAACCATATTGGGAGTTTCAGGCGTGGGAAGAAAGCGAACTTTACAATCACCAGGAAGCAAGTCTGGTTACAGGATACTAGATCATGAGTTGTTGGTCTGTATATAAGATTCCTGGAGAATTACATGTAATACCAACTATTATTGTATCTAAAACATTTTTTAAACCTATCACACCACATATTATTGATACTATATGTATATGCTGTCCAAAAGTTAATAGTATCATAGATGGTGTAAGACTTATTGTACATCAAGAAGAAAATTAGATATCAGGAAATTAATAATGGCTAATAATGGTTTTGAATTTCCTGTAGAGGAACTTGTTGATCCAGGCAATCCAGCGACTCCGATGGCGAATGCAATTATAGCTGGCCAAGCGACGAAGTCGCCTACACGAACCAACTCAACCCTTAATACCGGCAGTAATCTACCAGACGATGAACAGGCAAGCTTAATGGGTCAAGTTCCATTTTGGGCAACTGAAGAACCCATCGAAGATATTATAAATCCAGTTCAAGTTGATCCTATGATGACTGCTCTGGTTGAGAAAGAAGCCCTGCGTGCTGAAGCAGTTGTCCTCATCACAAACTTGGCAGATAAACAAAATAAGGAAACCTTAGCAGATATTACGACAAAAGTACTAGAAGGCTACAAGCTCGATCTAGCTAGCCGCACAGAATGGGAAGCACTTAATGTGCAGATCATTGACCTAGCGAAGCTGCTCGTAAAGAAAAAGGTTTATGCTGGTGAGGTCGTTGCCAATGTTAAGTACCCCTTAATAATTAATGCATGTATCCAGTTTGCTGCCAGAGCATATCCAGAACTTATCAAAGGTAACGAAGTTGTCAAAGGTAAAGTAGTTGGATCTGATCCGGACAATATTAAGTTCGACAAAGCTCAACGAATTTCGCAGTTTATGTCTTTCCAGCTTCTGTCACTAATGGAAGATTGGGAAGAGGGCGTTGATCAGCTACTTTTTACGTTACCAGCAATTGGTTGTGTATTTAAAAAGAGTTACTTCGATGCAATTGAACGGAAGTCAGTATCTCAGATAGTCTTCGCTGATGATTTGGTTGTAAATTATTTTGCCGAATCACTTGAGAGGGCTCCACGAGTTACACATAGAATCTATTTGTATCATAATGAAATCGTTGAGCGCATCAATTCTGGGATCTTTATCAAGTTTGATGTAGCAGAACTTGGACAAGCAACTAGCGATAAGACTGCCGATGTAGATGAAGATACTCCACATTTGTTTCTTGAACAACATCGGTGGTACGACCTAGATGGTGATGGCTATCAAGAACCGTATGTAGTAACTGTCCATGATCAATCACAGAAGTTAGTTCGCATATCACCTCGGTTTGCTACGGATGGAATTATTCGTAAGTCTGATGAAGCTGGAGTAGTTGATCCGAACGGACCGATTGTTAAGATCATCCCGGAGCAATATTTTACTCGATTTATTTTCATGCCTGCGATTGATGGCGGCTTTTATGGTATGGGGTTTGGCTCTCTTTTGATGAGCAGCAACTCTGCTATAAACACAGTTATTAATCAGCTTCTCGATGCCGGGACGTTATCAAATCGACAGTCTGGTTTCCTAGGGAGAGGACTTAAGCTCGGTAGTGGCAAATCCATTCAAGTCAAATCTGGCGAATGGAAACCAGTTGATGCTACCGGAGATGATCTGCGCAAGAATATCTTCCCCATGCCAGTACGTGAGCCCAGTAATGTTCTCTTCCAATTGCTCGGCCTGTTAATCGAGAGTGGCAAAGAACTTGCCGGCATGACAGAGATTCTTGCTGGTAACTCTCCAGGCGCAAATGTTCCGGCTGAATCGGTACTTGCATTGATCGAGCAGGGACTGCAAGTCTATAGTGCAATCCACAAGCGGTTGTATCGTAGCCAGTATAAAGAGTTCATAAAGTTACGGAGGTTGAATGCTCTTTATCTAGACCAGATGACTTATAGTGTTGTCCTGGATGATAGTGCTGCAATTGTTCAGGCTGACTTCTCTAGTGCCGATTTCGATGTTGTTCCGGTTAGTGATCCGAACAGCACGACAATGATGCAGAGGTTGCTCAAGGCAAAAGCTATGCTAGAGTTGCGAGGCCAAGGACTTAATGATCAGGAAATCTTGCGGCAATACTTACTTGCACTTGATATCGAAGATGTTGAGCGGTTCTTTCCTGTAGAAGATCAATCTGATCCTGAGAAAGAATTAACTGTGAAGAAATTGCAAGTCGAAGTTGATGAACTGAATGCGAAAATTGAAAAGCTTAGAGCAGAAACTCAAAAGATTTTAGCAGAGATTCCAAAGGCTCAACTTGAACAAGAGAAGACCATTGAAGAAATGGATAATGATAAGATAGATTTAGCTCTTAAAGATAAGCAAATTTCTGGGCAACTTGAGCTTGGGCGAAGTCAGCAAAGCTTAGGCAAAGCACCTGGTGGATTAAAAGAAAGCACGGTGAAACGTGAATATAGTTAAGGAGACAATATGGATGAATTAGGAAAGAAAAAGAAGAGCACGTTTTCTTTTTTACGTGCACTTGGTTTGGGTAAAAACAAGAATGATGCTCCAGACAAGAATGTTTTTTATGCTGGGAATGTAACAACTGCTGCAAATAAGAGAAAGAAAGAATTGGAGAAAGCTAATCAAGACTAAGGATATCACGATGCTAACCAGTGAACAATTCCAAGAGTGGAAAAATCATCCAGTAACGAAAGAGCTTTTTGCTGAGCTTAAAAAGACTAGGCAGTCCATAGTTGATCAGCTTGCTAATGGAAATAGCATAGGTCCAGATGCACAGGCAACACATGGATTTACTAACAGAGCAGTTGGCCAAATAAACGGCCTGGATCAGCTTCTTAATATTTCTTTTGAAGGTGACTCTGTAGAGAATGAAGTTGATGAGATAAGTGGTTATTGAGAATAACAATTATTTAAAAGGGTAATAATTATGAGTGACGAACACATTATGGATATTAATCAATCTGGTATTATTCCGACTGGCGGGCATTTGTTAGTACTTCCTGAAAAGGTTGAAGAAAAGACTAAGGGCGGAATCTATTTGCCTGAGACAATTCGGGAAAAAGAACAGCAAGCAGCTACAGTCGGCACCTTGATTGCCATCGGCCCCACTGCCTGGAAAGACCTTGATGACGGAGTAGCCTGGGCGGAAGTAGGCGATAAGATTAGTTACTCCCGATATGCTGGCGTGTCAATGCCTGGCAAGGATGATGAATCTTATGTATTGATTAATGACAATGATGTTTTGGCTCGGTTACTCTTTTAAATAGGTGTTATTATGGCAGAAGAATTTGTGCAAGACATTATTATGGCAGCCGAAGCAACTGATAGTTCTTCTACAGAAGCAACAGACAGCACTGGTAAGTCCAGCGAATCTGTTGTGGTAGCCAGCTCTGGTGATGATCAATCTTCCAATCAAACGAAAACCCCTAATGGTAATGCTGATTCTGATCAAACCAAGATTGCTCCTTCTGTAGAAGAACTTGCTTCACAACTTGGCTGGCGTGCTGATCATGTAGGTGAAGATGC